TTTCTTTCGCTTTTTGTATTGGGCAATGGCGTTGGTATTCTTTTTATTATTTTGTCTTTTATGTTGTCATTGTATTCTTCCATTTCTGATATTATTACTGACCTTCCATTCATTCTTTTTATAAACCAGTTAAACCCAATCGAATATAATATATAAAATGGTAAAAAATACAGGAGGAGGAAACCGTGCCAAAAATATGGCACGCAAAGATTGTGCGCCGTCCAGTGCCAAATTGCGATTAGCGTCTGACCCCGACGAGAAATATGCACTCGTTACAAAAATGCTCGGCAATGGAATGTGTCGTATTACAACCGATACGAATATGGAATTATTATGTCATATTCGTAATAAATTCAGAGGAAAGCGTAATAACGTAATTACTGTGAATACGTTGCTGTTAATTGGTTTACGCGATTGGGAAAAGCCTGCGTATAAAAACTGCGATGTGCTCGAAATCTATTCGCATAATGAACAAACTATCATCGCCAATTCCAATATTAATTTGGCTGCATTTATGCCCGAAGATACGAATGAGATTCAATTTCAGGACAAAGACGAAGTTGAAAGCGACGTGCCTTTACAAAAACGGATTGATGTGGATTTGGTGGATATAGACGACATCTAATAGTTTTGCCCGTCGCCATGATTACCATCGTAATAAAAACAAACATCTTTAATATATACACTATTAGTATGCATTAATGCTTTCAACCAGCAATCGTAATCTTCACTACTAGGCATACATTTCATATTACCGATTGAATTCAGTAGTTCTTTTTCAATAACAACGCTGCTGCATATTACACAGTTATGTATTTTTATAAATTTAAAGGTCCAAACGTCAGGAAATAATGTATATCCGTAACGCGCATAAATTGACAGTAATGTGTTATAAAAACATTCACTATTATATTTACTATATGATTTTTTGCGGTCATATGCTCCATTGCCGATAATGCCCTCCGTGGATGACATTTTACATCCAGTCTTTAACATTGCGGCGATTTGGAGTTCCAGTTTATTTGAAAACCATATATCATCGTCATCACAAAACGCAATATATTTGCCAGTTGCTACTTCGATGCCTGCATTGCGGACGAGAGCCGCGCATGCAAATCCCATTATTTCTTTACTATTTTGCTTTAAATGTATAATAGTAACGTTCCACTTATGGTCGTAATATTCAGGTTGCGTTGAACAATCATTAATTACTATAATTTCCACGTTTTTATATGTTTGAGCTTGAATCGATTGTATGGCATTCAATAAGTATTTAAATCGATTATACGTCGGTATAATTACACTAACTTTATCCATATATAATGTATTTATATCTATCTAAATAGATATTAAGTAAATAACATAATGTTTTATTCGCAATACAAACAGGATGAATTTTTAGAAACGCGCATATTTACACCCTTGAAGATTTAAAATGGGACAAAACCCACTAAAAATCAACAAGGTTTGCCTATTTCAAGGCATGTAAATTTTGATTTTACTGGCTCGTCTAAACCAGTTGAAGTATTACAGATAGATGTGATTGAATTTGAAAGCAATTATAAAGATGTTGCATTGCCTATAGTTCGGTATTTGGAAAGTAAAAATTATATTGTTGTTTATGCGGCATTTGATATTTTTATGATACATAAAGATTCTGTGTTTCATACGTGGTAATCGTTTTCGTAGCCCATTGCAGTGGCATATTTGCGTTTTTGGCGTAATACAGGGGGTTTTGTATATATATTATATATGTGCTTTAGAACGTGTTTTCTCTCTGCCATTTTCGCTGCAAAACGTAAGGTTTGAATCGGAATAAAGCGGTTACATAGCATCATTACTTTACTTTGTATTTGATATTTATAAAATAACGCAGGTGGATACAACGGTTGATTATCTTTAACTTCGTTAAACATAATCTGTCCATTTAGTGAATCTATAATATCCAAGAAGGTGCGGCCATATTTCCAGCCCGATTGTTCGCATTGGTCGTGGTCGAGTTGCATTTTTTGTTGTTTTTACACCTTTTTTGTTTTTAATACTTTTCAATTTTATGACGCGTTATGTAAGTTCGGCGAGTTATGCTAAAGTCTATATTAGTTGCGCGAATAAATTGTTTAAAATGATTCCATATATTTACAAAGTTAATATATATCACGGATTGCCTTGCCTACGGGAAACCGAGGAGTTCCGTCCGCCGTATATTCTTGGAAAATCACCGTCAACATTTTCCCGATACAATTGGCCGCATTTTTATATAATTCCCTACGTGCCTCATGCGACCCCCTCGGTTTTACCGCAAACGCCCTACCTGTCGTAGTTATGCAATCCCATATAACCAAACCTTTCTCGGTTCCGTCGTGAAACCCCGTAATAGCAAACTCCTCTTCCATAAATTCTTTATATTTCTGTAAATATTTACTCCGTTTATCGGGTTCGTATATACCGACTGGGTCGCGCAACATAATACCTTCAAACCCTTCCGCCACATATTGATTATGAAATGCGGTAACATCGGCCATAGATGTGGCAACATCGGTCGGGACAATGCAAATAACCGACGAACCTTTGATTTTCTGCACAATATTCACTCGGTCTTTATATTTCATATTAGGAATATAAGTATCATAGATGTGATATTGAATTAGATTCAATGATTCAGGGACGACATCGGTGGCTTTCAGACGAACTAATCCGCAAATCGTTTCGAAATTCAAGGCGTCGGTATATAATTCCCCGTCGAGCACGGTATCTGCTGCGAGTTTGAGATGCGATTTAATATGTTCCAGATTATGGAATTCAATGCCCTTGCGCGATTCGAGCTTGATTTGGCCATCTTTCATATACGCAATACATCGAATGCCGTCGTATTTACGTTGAACGAAACAAGGGAACGGAAATCGACCTGTAAACGTGGCGGCAAGCATGGGGCGAATGGTGGTAGTTTCGGTTAAAACCTCGTTATACATTTCTTTATTTTTCTTGTCATTCCATTTGCTCTGCGCTTCCAAATTGGCTTGTTCTAATACAGAACGACCTGCTTTTCCAGCGACGATTTCTTTGCTTCGAGTGATGAGTTTGCCGTCGATTTCACCATAACTCGTAGTAATGGTATAGCCCGAAGGACAAGGATGCACTGCAATTTCCCATTGCATTGTTTTGGACGGATTATATTTGAAAAGACGCGGGAACATGAAATTACATAAATCTTTAACTTTATGTTATTTTGTATATTATTCTTGGAGTATAAGTTTGGATTTGCGTGTACGGTTTTTAGATTTGTTTGATTTTTCTTTTGATTTTTCTTTTGATTTCGGGTTTGATTTGGATTTGGATTTGGATTTTGTGTTTGATTTTGTTTTTGGTTTATTTGATTTTGTTTTTGGTTTATTTGATTTTGTTTTTGCGTTTGATTTTGTTTTTGATTTTGATTTTGATTTTGTTTTTGATTTTGATTTTGTTTTTGATTTTGTTTTGGGTTTATTTGATTTGGTTTTTTTCGTTTTTAGTTTAGGAACAGAAGTAATTTTAGGAGAATAACGTTGAGGCGGCAAAATAGGAGAATAACGCGGAGGTGGCAAAATAGGAGAATAACGCGGAGGTACATAAGTAATTTTAGGTGAATGCGGCAAAGGCATTCGGGGGGGCGACATAACGTTAGATATACGTAAAGGTGTTGAATCAATTTGAGTTTGTGCGTTATTAAATAATTGCATTAATGTTAGACTGGTATTAATCGAATTTAAACGACATGCTTGTTTTAATGTTTCGATTATAACCGATTCTATATTAAACTCCATTTGTTTTAATTCTTTAAAATTTGATGCATCATAATATTTGATGGATTGAGTATTGGGTATTTTAATTAACGAGTCAATTGTTTGGGTTATAATCCGAGGATGAAATCGATTTAAATAATGAATACATGCAATAATGTGCATTTGTGAAATAGATTCAACCTTTGTATCATAATGTAATGGTTGTTTAATATCAACTGGATTTATTTTACCCGATGAATTTAAAGTAGGGTAAAAAATGGACGCATTATTTAGTAAATACAAGCATCTGTATATAAATAAATTATAAGTAATAATATTATTTAAATTTGCATATTCGGGGTCATACATAATTTCGTATATTACATTTGGTGAAACAGCAATCGATTGCATTATTTGCATAAATCGGGTTGCGTCTGTTCTTCCTTTTCCTTCGTCCATGTGTGCATCTGTTTGTAAAAATGCAGGAACCGTGGTGTTGGTTCCATAAAATACTTCAACGCGAGGATTGTTCTCATTTTCCACTATTGGCGCCTCATTCTCGAGTTCATCACATTCTGTCGTATCACGCGCAACGTAACATATCATTTGCAATCCAATTTCGGTGTGTTCGGTGTCTCTTAAACAAGATAACCAGTGTAAATTTTTATACGATGGCCGCATAAATCGAAACGGGTCTGTCGCGTGCTGGATTTTAAATGTAAACCCAAGCCACCCGCCGATTGCAACTGCAGGACGGTCGCATAATGCCACGCCAACTGATAACAAATCACTAAACTGATAATCTGGTATAACGTTGTCTAACCCGGCGTCAAACCCGTATGTGGCTGATTCGCCGGGCCTTCTTATACTAACGCTTTCCCCCTCGTGTGAATCGATACAAGTAACGAGTAAGTCGGTCTTCAATCCGCTAAAAATAACAGATCTTGCGTTACGACCTGCTGCGGCTATACCAAATTGTCCATGCGTTGACTGATTACCATCCCCTGCCCATTTATTTAATATACAAAATAAAAACTTGGCCATAAACGTGTTATCTTCGGGTATACTGCTGGGGTGTACGTCTTTCCACGTAGACGTCCACGCTTGTAAAGCGTTGGTTAAATTAAGCCCTCCCTTGCTGAAAAATTTAGGGTTGTCCTCATCATACATATACGGTACGTCCACGCTTGCGGTAGCAATGATTTTGTCATTATTATCAATTATAGACATATGCATTCGCATGCATATTCCATTGCGTTTTTTTATTAGTTGATCAAATCGGTGAATTGACCAACTTGACGTTTTATACCATATATTAGCTAAAGTAATCATTAAAAGGTCTACGTCAGGCGCGTGACTACCTTCATCCGCTGCGACATTAAGAGAATCTATATATTTATTGGATTTTTGTATTTTATCATGCCAACTACGCTTCTCTAATAATTTCAGATTCTTATTATTATCAGCATCGGCAGATGGACTATAATGCGTTTGCCCTTCACGATACGTGCACGATTCGCACGGTTCGTCATAATAATATTTTTCTAAAGAAAATGAGTTATTACCCATCAACCCGGTCATATCAAGCATTTCGGCGTGCGGCGTACCTGAATGGACGTGCGATTGGCCTATTCTGAACATAAATGTAAGAATGTTATTTTCAAGATTCAGACCACCTTCGCTTATAATACAAGCCAGTTTCGCTATATGACTAAAAGAGCGTGGGTCCGTCCTTGTTTCTTCATTTTGATATTCTTCTAAATTTAATGCGCGTCCATCGATACACGCATTTATTGCACGAACTAACCACTCGCTCGGGGTCTCATCACCAGAGCGTAAACGCCTTATAAGTGTCA